TGTTTTCTATATTTTCAAACTCTAAAGGAAACCAAACATAACAAGGAAAAACACACGATACATTTACATATTGGTTTTTATTAATTATAATTTCAAAATGATTTGTACTCTCATCTTTATTATGGTTGTTATGGAAAAAATGATATTTGTTTTCAAAAAAGTGAACAGTTGTATTTTCACCTTTTCCATTTCCTATACTATTTAAATTTACTTCAAAGGAAGTTTTAAGATCTTCTTCTGAATTTAATTCTATTAAATGATAATTAATTTTATTCCAAACATTATTAAATATTATCCTTTCAAAAATAGGAAATTTTTCGGATTTAAAATAATCTTTATATTGGTTTTTTAATTCTTGTGGGAAAAAAGTAAGTAAATCAAAAGGTATATTTTTTATGTTAACACTTTGAAAACCCATAACACAATTTAAACTATTATCTGAGTAGAATCGTGGAAGAGAATAAAGTACGGCATCTTTTTCTTTTAATATTTCTGTATTTTTATCCCATATTCCTCTATTTTTTACAATAGTATCATATTCAATCATGTGAACTATTTCTTCACCTATTGATTTTAAATAAGCTAAACCACATAAATACATTCTAAATACAGGAAGCATATGAGTTGCTACTGCAAAATAATCTTTAAAAAATATTATATATTCTTCTAAATAACAATAATATCCATATTTTATTTCAGGATCATATAATAATTCATTTTCTTTATCATATATGTAATAATCACATCTATCTACTATATCAGAAGGAGTAGAAGTATGAGTCATTAAACATATTCTATAATTTAAATCCTTTAAAGATTTAATTAATTCTCGAAGATTATCTTGTGTTGGGGTATCTGGGGTATAGGCTGATATTAATACTATTTCTTTCATATACTTTTATTACATAATTCTTTTTTATCTTTAAAGGGACAAAACATACAGTTAAATTTTGAAGGATTTGGTTCAAATACTTTAGTTTTGTATGAACCATCATGATTAAACACCTCCTCTATAAATGAATTAATTGTGTTTGTTGCTTTGTTTATTTTGACTTTACCACTTGCTGGTCTAAATTCTTGTATTCTGGAAATTGGGAATGGGGATTCTTCCCATATTTTTCTCTTTACTATAAAGAATTCTACTTCAATGTTATCTTCAGGGACTCCAAATTGTTGGCTGTAGTATTTTTTATATAGAACTAATTGGAGTTGTTTTGTTTCATCTTTTTTAGTTTTATCGTCCCACCCACTTTTAGATGTTTTGATATCTAAAATTTTAAAAGTGTTAGTTGCTTCATGATACAAAACAACATCCAAGTAGCCCTTATATAAAATAGTTCTAAATTCAGGGTGTGGGTTCAATAAAATAGGAACCTCACAACCAACTAAATACCAACCTCGCTTACCAAAATAACCACCTCGTTTTTTCTTAACAAAATTTAAAATTGCTAATCCGTCTTCATAAAATTCTCTCATTTCAACAGGATTAGAAAAATGTACTTTTTTATTTGATTTATAGTCTTTTTGGTAAGTTTCTCTAAAACGTTCCTCAAAATATTCCTCTAAATTAATTCGGTCAGCGGCAGCACCACTTTCATTGTATATAGTTGTTATATAGTGTTGTAATGCCTCGTGTAAAGCAGTTCCGAATGTCATATGAATAGAGGATTCGGAGGTATAATATCCGTCTCTATATTGTAAACTCCACTTATGTGGACAATTCAAAAACATAGACACTTGACTATAGGAAATTTGCTTTTCTACAGCGTAGTTAATTTCTTTAAGAGTATGTTTTTGAATTTGTTTTACTATGGAAGGTATTTTCTTCTTTTTTCCCAAAACTATTTTTTACCTTTAAGCATTTGGATTGTTTTCTCTAAGTACAGAGCTAAATCCATTGCTTCTTCTTTAGCATGTTGTAAATAATCCAATACTGATAAGTCAGTTCTATCTAGAGTATTGTTGTATTTTTCTTTGCCCATTTGGGCCCTTTTGATATGTTCATCAATAACTGAATCTACAACTGAATCTGTTGATAGTATTGTACGGGATTTTACATCATGTCTAATCCCATAAATTTCACTGTTTTTTGTCATAACTTATATTGGAAAATATTTGTCGATAATATCTAATTGGTCTTGGTATTCGGCTACAATTTTAAGTTCTTGTTCAATCGCTTCAAGGATATCAGGATGTTCTCCAACCCCAACAGGATTGTTAAGGTAAACTTCAATGTTTGCTAAATGTTTGTCAATATGACCTTGAGCATGTGATTTAACTGCTGCTAAAATTTTATTTCTCATTGTACTTCTTTTAATAACTTTTTAATTTCTTTATCGTCAATACCTGCTCTTTCAAGAATCATTTCTATTCCTTCTTTTTTAAGAATGTAAATATAATCCTCTGCTTCTCCCAGTGAAATAGTATAATGGTCAGCAATGTGATTTAATAATTTTTCACTTGGTTTTTTACGTGAACCTTTCACGTACTTGAGGAAGACATTCTTTTTAGGTAACATATGGCAGTAGTATTTATAAGTTTTTTCTTTCTCAGGATAGGGGATTCTTTGGCCGTAATTTGCAACCTCAGTGTATCCTTCATACATACTAACAAACCTATGAACCATGTAAGAATTGAACGATTCTTGTTGATCTTCTGTAAAAGACGACCAAGGTTTTTTAGTTGTTGTTATTTCTTTTAGCCAATCAAATATTGTCATCTTGGAACATTTCCTTAAGTTCCTTAGGAAGTAAATCAACTAACACCTTTCCAGTTTTTACATCATAAAAACAAGGTACAGGAATGATTCCATCTTCTTGAGTTCCAGTTACAAAACGAGATACTTTACGAAGGATAACACCTTCAGCAAATACTTGATTTCCGTCCTCTGACACAACAGGTTGAGTGTTTTTAATGTCAATGTTAATGTTTAATTGTTGTTTATTATTGTTCATTTTCTTTGTGTTTTTTCCATTCTAAATAAAATCCAGCAGCTACTAGTAAATTCATACCAAATGAAGCTACTATTTCTTTTATATCTTCATACACGTTCATAGTTAAATGAACATGACCTACCATCCAAAAGGGAATAGACAAATTACTAGCTATCCACATTATGAAAAATAGGATAAATTTTTTCATATAACTCTTTTACTTGAAATTAATGACAAGATCCTAGATATCAAAGCCATTGTGTTAATTTCTTTATCAATTCTAAAATTAGAGTGATATTGGTATTCTTCAATATAAATTACTACCTCACCTACACTTAATGGAGCATATTTTTCTACATTGTCGTATAAATACCTGAACATGTCCTCAAAATCACTTACACCAGCATCAGCAATTATCTGTCTAATGTTATTAAATGATTTTTGACTTGGTTTCATCAATTCCGTCAATATTTTAATTTTATAGTTACTAGACACTAATATACTTTTATCAACGGAAATTTCGTTGTCTACTACACTCATTTGTAGTGTGTTAAGCATCTTACGAATATCAGGATAATATTGATTTATAACTAATTTTAAATCATCAGCACTACAATCAACTTCCTCCTGTTTAAATATACCCATAATATGGTAAGCAATCTCTTGTTTTGAAGGAGGTACAATTTTTAATACCTGACAACGTGATTGGAGAGGGTCAATAATACGCTCAATATAATTACAAGTTAAAATAAATCTTGTAGTACGTGAATAGGTTTCAATTACATTTCTAAGAGCTGCTTGACCCTGAATTGTAATAAAATCTGCTTCATCTAGAATAACTACCTTAAGTGGTTTAAATGAGGCAGCAGAAGCAAAACCAGATACTTTATCTCTAATTGTATCAATACCTCTTTCATCACTTGCATTAATATAAAGATAATCACAATCTAGACTATTAACAATAAGTTTTGCTAAAGTAGTTTTACCAGTACCAGCAGGGCCATAAAATAAAAAGTTTTGAATATCATTTTGATCTAAATACTTTTGAACTGTTTGTTTGATATTTTCATTACCAACATAATTTTCTAAAGTATTAGAGCGATATTTTTCAACCCAAAGTGTGTGTTGTTTAAAACTCATAATCTCCGTAAATTGAATATTTTTTAGGTTCTGGTTCTTGTATTTCTACTTCCTCAGGTAATATAGCAAAAAGTTTACCTTGAGCCAAATCTAAACGAAATGCTTTAGGTTTAACTGTTGTTACTTGAAACCATGCTTCTAAAGCATCAGTTAATGTTTTTTGTGTGTTAACAACACCTTCCATATTCCACTGATCACCAGGTGGAACACGTTGTCCTATTTCAATTAATTGTTCTTGGATTGCTACTGTTTTATTCATAACTTAATTTGTTCAATCAGGTAAGGCAGTAGGTTTTCATATCTCCAATTTACTGTTACGTATTCT